TGCATAGCTTTAATTACTTTATTATAATTACACACTCCCTTAATATCGTTAACTTGTACACAATACTGGGTGCCGATAACATTCCAAGTTAATCCGTGCATTGCTGTTCCTCCGTTTGTTTTGGTTGTAATTTGATTATATCAAAATCGTTTGAGGCCTCGTTAATGACTATATCAATTTTATCTTTAATATATAAATCAATTATTGTTTTAACCTTTCGGCTATCGATAGGTATCTTTTCTCTAAGTTGGTGGACAAAATTTAAAAACCGTTTAACCTTAAAAGCTTTTTCAGCATATGCTATTTTAAAATCTTCATCCCAAGTAATAAATTCTTTATACTTAAGCCACTTATACACTATCGTCTGCTTTTTGCTCATAATGTTCCGTTTCGTTAATGGCTGCATACAAAATTGATTGCGCGCCGAGTTTCATGCTGGCCTCTAAAATATACTTAGGGTAGTCTTCACTCAGAATGACCTTTTTGGCAATAGATTTATATTCGTTAGGTATATTATAAAGGTTTTTTTCTAGGTCAGAATAGACCTTGAGAATTTCTGTTTCTGTAAAATTTACAAGTAGTTCGGTGTTTTGTTCAGTCATTCCTGACCGGGTATAAAATTCTTTTTGTTGTTCGGTTACATTGGCTGCAGCTTTTAATATAAAAACTGTCATTCTCACTAAAATCTTATATGTCCGTAGAAAAAAGGTAAGATCTTTTTTTATACTAAGAACATGTGATAAAACTTTATAGGAGAACGCGCCTCCAAAAAACAAGAAAAATTCGTACATATCACCTTAAGGTGAAGAGGGTTTACTTTTTGATACTAGCTAAAATTCGTTTGGCTACACGCTTAGTAATTTCATTCACGATGCGTTTTTCATCAAGAACTTTCACTTTCGCGCTTTTAAGTGATTCAGCCAAACCTTCTAGTTCTTCATCTTCACCACTATCATCATAACCTAAATCGTCCTCTGTGTCAAGTCCTAAATCGTCCTCGGGTGGAAAATCTTCCTCACCACCACCCAGAGGCGCCTCTAGTTCATCGGCACCAAGCGCATCGCCAGTTACATCAACTTCGACACCGGTATGTTGTGAAATAGCTGCAGCAATATCATCTACGAGTGCTGTTACATCTTCTTCGCTCATACTCACGTCGCCGCCGCTTAAATCCATCGGCGCATCGTTTAAACCACCATCGTCTAGCGGTGGCTCGTCATCTACAGGAAGTTCGGCATCAACCTCATCACCCGCGCCCATACCGTCGTCGGTAAGGTCTTCTTCTTCTGGATGCATATCCACCATTTCCTTAAGGAAGTTTTTGGAAAGACCTTCATTGATCTGCGCTAGTTTGTGCCAGCGTGCAACAGTATTTTCGTTCAATAGTTTGCTCATTTTTACGAATCTCCTTGTAAATTCGGTTTACGTTAATAAATAGTCTTTAAAACATTTAAAAACCCATTCAATTGTTAACGTTTTGCCATCTTTCGTACAGCTTTGTCTTGAATTTGTTTAATTCTTACTGCTGAACGATTAAGTCTTTTCCCTACTTCTTCTAATGTTAATACGTTATGTTTTTTAATAGCTATCAACGTACAATTTTGATCTTCTTCATAATCGATATGTAATCGACATTCTTCAATTGGGCATGGAGTCTTATTCTTCATGCATTTTTTCGCACATCCAATCATATATTAGTTTCCTTTTCTATTACATCAAAAAGCTCGCGCTTTTCTTCTTCTGAAATATTAAAATCATCCCATATTTCTTGGCCCATCTTGGCTTCTTTTTGAGTGATTTTACGTTTAACTTGTGAATTTCTATGTTGTATTTCTTTGGCATTTTCTATATATTTGCGAATATTCGGATCCCCGCTAACGTAACCGAATGCCATTAATCTAAAAAATTCAGGAATAGACAATTTATCATATTTGACGGCTGCAGCTAGTTGTAAATGTCTAGACTCTAGCTCTTCAAAAGATATTTGTTTGGTGGGTGGGTTAACTTCTGGCATATATGTGTGTCGAACTTTCAAACTGGCCAGCGGCAGTTTGTTGTATGAATTTTGCTTTAGATTTAAATTCTGGCATGGTTCTTGCGCCAGAATAAGAAAAGCCCGAACGAATACCTTGAGCTAAGGATTTCAAAACTGCGGTCACAGATCCCTTGTAGGGCACCAGAGTTGCTATACCTTCATCAGAGCCTACATAGCCTCTCCACGCATTCTGTGCCTCTGCTGATGCCATTCCTCGGTACTCTTTCATCACTCCTGCGCCGGTTTCTACTTTGTGACCGGGGGCTTCGTCGGTTCCTGCTAATAATGAACCAAGCATAACAAAATCTGCGCCTGCGGCTATAGCTTTTACAATATCACCGGAAGTTTTAATACCTCCATCTGCGATAATTAAGGCGGGTTTAATATTAGATAAATAATTCTGTTCGCTATTTGCTATATCTAATAAACTCTGCAACGTTGGTACGCCATGGCCAGTTTTAATTCGTGTAGAACAAATAGAACCACCACCAATACCGACGCGGATGCTATCCGCGCCAGCCTCAGATAAAAACCAATAGCCTTCTGCCGTTGCAACGTTGCCAGCCATTACATGTACGTGGTTGGAATAACGAGATTTAATATCGCGAATAGTTTTAGCAACATTTTCATGGTGGCCATGGGCTACATCAACACAAAAACACATACAACCTACAGCCCTTAAGGCTGCTATTCTTTCTAAATAATCACCACTTACACCAACAGCACATGCCGGATAAGCGTTTGAGCTAGCGCACTTTTCATATGCATCTACTTGCTCTTGTATACTACAATAACGATGTAGCACGCCTAAACCACCCCATCGCTCGATGGCGATGGCCATATTAATCCATGTTACAGTATCCATTGGACTAGAAAAAATAGGAAGGCCTAATTCATATTCGGGATCTTCTAATACATTCCCAATATCAATTTCGCTTCTACTAGATATATCTGAATGTTGTGGAATTAATAACACGTCATCATAACTTAAAGCTTTTAGCATGAAATTTTCCAACACCTTTCTTCTTTATCTTCCCAAACCTGCACCGGGTGTGAATATTCACTAGCAGCTTTAGCTGCGGCTTTTAAAGTAGGAAATCGTAATGCGCTGTCGGGCGGATTTTTATAATCATATCGACTCGGACCTTCAGGTGTGGGTTTGCGGACTACTGCAGCATCTTCATACTGTTGAATAAGCCTTTCAATATACCACTTGGCTTTCTTTAAATCTTCTAAAGGCTTACCCTTATGTTTATGTCTGGCAATATATTTAATGGCATTGCCATCATTAAATCCCAAATCCCAATCTTCAATAACATCGATAACTTCATACTTCCCAGTATTATAATGAGAAGGATGATTAACTGCTTCTTTACTCATTTGTTTCTTTCATTATATCTAAACCAGCCTTAACGCTTTTAATAAACCAAGCTTCGAATCGTTCTTGATCAAATTCTTCTAAGCCCTCTTCTTTAAGCCACCAATCATAAAATTCGTCAGATGCATCTAGTGTAATTGTGGCCGTGCCATCTTCGTGTTCAATCACTTCCTCCACGGTGATCTTGAAGTTTGTGTTCTGTTCGTTCTCGGAAGTCATGTAAAATCTCCTGTGCTTTTTCCCAGCACTCGGGGCAGTATAAACGTACAATTTTCTTTTCATTGTACACAACTGTATACCATGATTGTACCATAGCTTTGTCCTGTTTGTCAAATTCTTTTTCACATGTAAGACAATTATCTGGTAGTTTGTCAAACATATTCATTTTTTGAGTTACTTCTTTCTCTAAACGCTTCTTGGCCTGTTTCGCATTTTGTCTTGCAATTTTTCTACCAAACTTGTTTGTCATATTTCCTCTTACTTAAGAAAGTTTTTCCATACATCATGGAAATTAATAGTTTTCGTTTCTTTCAAGTGTTTGTTTGTTTCCACACTCGCGGCGATCATACCGGTAAAAACCGGTTTAACTAATACATCGTTTGTATTGTTGTTAATAAATTTCAGTAAATGTAGCGAATTTTGTAACGTGAAAATGGGTTCTTCATTATCATCTTTTGAATATTCACCAACTGCAAAATTTATGATTACTTTAATTTTCTTTCTATCAGCGGCTGGAGCCGTTACCAATCTTGGCGGGGTGTATATTTTGAATTTTTGTTTGTCTATTATTCCAAACAAATCACTTTGAGGTGAATCTTTACCAAATAAATCGGTTTGTTTGGAGTCGGCTTTAGCTAATGCATTAAATAACTTTTTATAATAATCTGTTAAAAATTCTTGTATCATTTTATCTGTATTTGATGCTGTAAGCCAAACACTCGGCGGCGCGGTCTCGCCCCAATCTGCTAAACTAGTAATATCAATCTTTTTAGCTAATTCGCGTTTAAAAAGTTCAAAATCATATACTAATTCGGTTCTTGCAAATATAATATTGCTTTCAAATGTTAATTCAAAATTATTAAGCATCTTTTCTAATGCTAATATTTTTTCTTCAATAGTTACAGAATTAGCATTTCGTAAAAGATTAGCATCATTTAAGTGTTCTACGATATTATCAAATAGCATACCTATATCAGAATCAATTTCTTTAGCATAATAATATAAATCATTTAATTGGTCTTCAATATCACCATCTACTTGTAATTCAAGCCAACGTAACTCTACTTCACCGTTATATACTTCAATTTCATCCGGATGATAAGTCCAATTAAATTCTGTAACAGCCTCTTCAATTTCATCATCGTGTTCTGCATCTTCATTCAGCCACGGTAATTCATCAAGATCATCAGCATTAATTGTATATGAAAACGACCATGAAAGAAAATCAATATCACCATCTACTTGTAATTCAAAATAGTGATATAAATGTTCTATATTGGCATTAAATTCAGTTTCAGCGGCACTTATAACCTCATCCCAAGAAGGCCCGGGCGGGTCGGAATCTATATTGTGTTCCATATGATCAGTAATATCTGTTATTATTTCATCTAAATGCATATCCATATCAGATATATCATCATAACCATATGTTGTAAGAAGTATTCTTTCATATGCTTCAGCTACAGCGGGGCCGTGGTTCTCTGCTAATTCTTCTAAATCTGACGCATGTGCTTCATCAAAAAAACCAATTACATTTAAAATTAATTCTAAAGATTTTTTGTCTTTAGAATCACGAATCAAATGTTCATGTAAAGCTGGTTTTAATTCATCAACCGCTGCAGAGTGGTCTTCTTCATTATATATATCTTCTAAACCACTAGTGGTATATTGAAAAGCAAATTTTTGTTTGTTTTGTCTTGGCGGGTTGTTTTTTAATTCTAGAAATAAAAAGGCACTGCCCTGTTTTTCATAATCATTCCAATAACTCGGATTATCACGTTGCGAAATACACCACTGCGCGCCTAAACCATATAATGCGCTGGCCGCATGCGATGTGATTCTTCTAACAATCATATTATGTTCATAATAGACAGCACTAGCACCTTGTTTGGCTGTTTTAGCTAATTGTTTTTCCATTTCTCGTTGTTCAAGTTTATGCTCTGCCGACGAGCAGGCGGTCCTTAGAGATTCTATAGTAAAATATTTGAATATATCTCTATGCTCAAATAGGTTTTGGTGGTTATGAAAAAATATGATATCATACATAAAAGAAGAAGCTTTATGTCGCATTTCGCTGTCCGTGTACTTCTTGGCATCTTCGCGGATATCTACCAACGCCCGGAAGGGGCCTGCAAGACGGCGTTCGAGGGCGAGCCTATCATCATACACGGTTTTCCACATTTTTTCATATATACTACCATAAACTTTTGCAAAATAAGGCAAATATTTATTGTTATTGGTAGGATCCCGATCCACCATAGTATGAATATCTGTTGTAATTTTTGGGTATTTAGCTATCGCATCAGATTTTCTAGATTCAAATAAATAACCATCATCTAAATCTAATGTATCGCGCCATGAGTGAAGGAGTGATTTTATTTGCATATATTAATTAGTATTAATCACGGGTTAACATACAAACGTATTCAATTTAAACTAGTATGTTCCACAGCATCAAACTGACAATAAATGAAATAACGGCAGGAAAGATTATTGCCTTATATTTAAGCGTTTTAAATTCATTCTCTAGTTTCGAAATTCTTTCTTCAAGCATTTTTTATCCTATATATATTTTAAACAATGAAAGACCAACACTAACAGCTACCGCAACAACAGCAGAAATGGTTGAAGCCTTAACTTTGAGAGTAATCATCGCAACTTCTAAGTCTCTTAACCTTTTGTTGAAATCGTTTTCTAATTTTTGTTCCAATTTGTCAAATTTATTATCAATCGATGTTTGAATTTGCTCGACTATTGAATTAATTTTGGGGTCAAACAATTTAATGTTTTCGTCTAAACGTTCTAAATCTTTTAATACTAACAATCGCCATTTAGACCAATCATCATTATCGTTATTATTAGCCATTTATAGTCGCTCCCTCTGCAATACTATAACTAGTTAATAAAAGTTGCTCTAAGCTCGGTTAATGGTGAATATTTTAATTGCTGTATCCCCGGATACTTTAAAAAGATATCTTGGATCAAAAAAAGCCTTCAAGCATTGCTTCAAGTAATACTATTCGTTCTTTTAAATTACAACGCTTTTGTTCTAATCGCTCACACTTACCACAATGACGCTCAATCATTATTGCCCACACGCCTTTGTATATACATTTACCCAATTATCATGGGGAAATGAAAACAATTGATTTTCACACTTACATTCATCATACCATACATGAAAATCACCAATTGGCATATCTTGTTGTACAGCACATTCATTAGAACACTTTACCGTGTTAGGTACAACCCACACAAATATAAACAATAATGTTCCAACCAGCGTGGCTGCGACGGTTCCAAATATAATCTTTTCCCATAAATACATTTTATACTCCTGTACTTCCAAACCCACCGCTTCCACGGTCGGTGTCATCTAGTTCTTCCACACTTTCAAATTCACAGCACTCGACTGCAATCAAAACACCCTGCGCGATTTTTTGCCCGGGCATTATAAGTTGAGATTTTGTTCCTATATTGTGCAGATTAATATATACTTCCCCACGATAATCAGAATCGACTACGCAAGCCCCCACAAGCAAACTTTGTTTGCTAGCAATACCAGACTTATTTTTAATTTCCCACATATATCCTTCTGGTACGGCTATACTTATACCGGTTGGCAACACTACCGACATGCGTGGAGGAATGAGGACACCGCCTCGGTCTTCGTCTATCCGCGCAGTAGCCTGTTCGCCGTTCGGACAGTAAAAAACATCTGCACCCGCATCGGTTGGGTGAGCCCGATCGGGCATTTTGGCTCCTTCACGGAGTAGCTTTACTTTCATCGATCATCTCCTTTAAAATTTCATAATCCATATGTTTGCGCGCATTAGTTGCTATACTTTCAATTAAAGTGTTCCTAAACGCAGTGTTATCAACCGTAATAGCCGGATTTGCAGTCCATTTAGCTTTAAGTTTACGTGGTTTAGCTATAATGGGTGTACTAACAATTTTAACTTCCGGAACGCTATCTCGTTGTATTTTCCACCAACTAATAAGCAGTATTTCTAACTGTGGTGTAAGTTCTACAATTGGTCGACCGGCAAAAGTCCGTCCAAAATGTTTTAGAAGATCGTTCTGAGTTTTAAATCCACCACGAATATATCTAAATAACCTTGGGATTGCCGCAAAGGTTAAATAATGTTTGTAATCAAATACATGCGCGAGCATTGGATCTGTCACTAAAGCCAAGTAATCTTGTAAAGGTTTGTCTGGGTGTCTAAGTGAAATACCTTCCTTTCCACGTTCTTTGATTTCTGTCTGTAATTCTATCGTTCTTTGTGTTGCCCAAGCTTGAAGAAGCGGAATACTGGCCTTAGATATTTTGTTATTATATAAATTCAAATACTTTGCAACTCTAAACGCGTGTAACTCACTCGTAAACTCATCATTAAGTTTAAACTCGTCTGAAAATACAGCATCATGATAGTACACGTCGGAAGTAAAAGGATCATAAGCAACCATGCAGTTACATATATCAAAATTCCCAAGCACCTTTTCCGGAGAGCCGTGTTCAATCACATCCCCCACTAGTTGCAGTTTGGGCCGAATAAGTAAGCTTTTCCCTTTACCCTTTGGGTCTTGAAGAATAAGTTGTGATTCTATGGTTTTTGCATAACGACTAGTCACTATTTCAGCGACGCCATAACTTTGCACACATTTTAAAGCAGCTTCATATCCAGCTTTGGTGCGATAGAATATATCGATATCTGGCCATTGATATGTTTCGGAAG